GGTGCCGCAGCTGGAGTAGGTCAAGCTGCTATAAAAGGTGGTGATACTAGAGATCTTTTAATAAGCGGGTTAGGTGGTGCGTTGATGGCACCTGGCGCTGATGCTGCCGCAGTTGCTGCAAGCGATCTTGCTGCGATAGAGGCGTCTATGGGGACGCCTAGCCTCTTAGGGTCGTCTAACATCCTAGATTCTATCAATCAGGCTGGAATCTACACGCCTGGGGTAGAACCTAGCCTTTCAATGACTCCACCTCCTGTTATCAGCGAGCCTGTATTGGTTCCTGGTGATACTGCTCTAACAGGAACTCTTGCCCAGCCTCCGCTTACTGTTGAGAACATTGCCGGTCAGTTGACGCCAGAAGCACAGGCGCTCATGTTAAGCCCTACGCTACCTGTTACGCCTCTAGTTGTTGAAACTCCTGCTGGCGTGTTATCGCCTGACACAGCAAACATTATTAACACGACCGCTGTTGAAGGGTCGATGACTCCTGTTACCACTGGCGATCCGACAAAAGCGGCGCTGTATAGCAATGAAGGATATGGGCCTCTTTCAGACCTAACGGTAACTGGAGCGCCTATTACATCGTCTCCAATCACATCACTTGGCCCTGCTGCTACACTTAAAGACGTTACTGACTATCTGACTGGTGGGGCATTTGCTGGAAATGTAACTGATGCGCTAAAAGAAGCATTCAAAGCTGCAACAGGTAGCGGTCAACAGCAAGGTAGCGGTTCTAATTTTCTTGGGCCTATCATCGGCGGTCTGTTGTCACGATCTCCAACAGCAGCGCCTTCCGCATCTGTTACGCCTGGTAGACCCGTAGACATTACCAGCCCCATTCAGTCATTACTCGCACCTAAACTCGTTCAACAGCGCCCAGTAACGCTGCTGTGAGGTGAATCATGGATATTGCATCTCTGTTGTTTCCGCAAGCACCCTCTTACGCATCTGGTCTGTTGGGTGAGGAAGAGGCTAAACGTCTACAGGGTCAGGCTAGGCAGGCAGGTTTGTTGAACCTCGGTCTAGGTCTGTTGGCTGCTGGTGGGCCTGCTGCTGTACGTCCTGGTTTGGGACAAGGGTTGATACAAGGTTTGTCTGCTGGTCAGCAGGCATATCAAAACGTATATAGCCAACGTCTGCAAGAGATGGAACTTGCGCGGAAGATTGCAGAGCAGCGTCAACAGCAGCAAATGCAGCAGATGATGCAGCAACTTGCTCCGAGAGCGTTGGCAGGCGATCAAGAGGCTATGAGTCAGCTTGCTCAGTTCTTGCCGCCGGAACAGTTGTCAAAATTCACAACCGCAGCTAAAACAGCTCAGGAAATGCGTACTCCTGCTAAGCCAGATTATCGAGAAATTGGCGGGAAACTTGTTAAAGTTGACCCAATAACCGACAAGACATCAGTTGTTTTTGAGCCTGGGCAAACGCCAAAACTATCTGATCTTGGCTCATTGTATGCCGCTGTTAACTTCCCAGGCACGCCAGTTGACCAACTTAAGCCAAATCAACTTGCTGATATCTTAAAGTTCCAGCAAACGCCTTCACCAAAAGATTTGGCGGACATGCTAATTAAAGCAGAAACGCTGAAAGCAGAAACTGGCATTGATCTTACTGGAACAATTCGAGCACTTTCTGGGCCGACAGTCCCGGTTCTTGGTACTGGTATGCCTGCTGCTCCACAGCCAACTGCTACACCTTCTGTAGCTCAACCGCCAGCTCAGCCTACTGCGGCACCTACTGGAGTAGAACCTACTGCCGGTATGGTTCCTTCTATTCAAAACGAAGCCATACCGCTTAAGTTTAAAAATGAGCTACAGGTTGCACAACCTAAAGTGGTAACAGCAACAAGATCGGCTATTAAAGACTTGCGTGATTTGCGTGATGCTGTAGAACAGGTCAGAAACCATCCTGGTCTTAAAACTGCAACCGGGTTTGGCGGGCAAGCTTTGTCTGCTATTCCTGGTACAAAAGCGGCTGATGCGGCAGCTTTGCTCGACAATCTTAAGAACCGAAACTTTATTGCTGGCATTCTGAACTTGCGTCAACAATCGCCCACGGGGTCTAGTGTTGGCTCATTAACGGAACGTGAAGGCGCAAGGTTTGAGAACCTAAAAGCTGCATTGTCGCAGGCACAAACCGTTGACCAACTTCGTGAGCAACTAGACATCCTCAGCAATGCAACTGTAGAAGCAATGCAGGGGTTGTATGATGCATATCAGTTGGATTACCCTCGAAATAGGACTCTTGAAGAAGATGTTCGCAAGTCGGTGATTAAGCGCCAAACAGCGCCAGCACAGACTCTTGATGATATTTTCAAACGGCGGTAACGATCATGGCTAAAAGCATTGCTGACCGGATCAATCAGGCTCGTGCTCAAGGCTACAAAGATGACGAAATTGTTAGCTACCTGATTAAAGAAGGCATCCAAGCAGACCCGTTAACGGAAGCCATGAAGGCCGGGTATTCGTCTACTGAGTCATTGGACTATTTAACTCGTGGCAGGCCCATTGAAGAACGGGTTATGCGAATTCCTGGTTTGGTTGCTAGGGGTGCATTGCCTGTTGCAACTGGTGCTGCAATTGGTGCTCCATTTGGCCCGGTTGGAATGGCTGCTGGTGCTCTCGCTGTGCCAGCCGCTGAAGCTGCAACTCAGTTGTACAACGTCGCAGCGCCAGAATCAATGCGCATCCCAACGCCTATGCAGGCAATTGGTAGAGTTGGGACGATGATGGGTTTGCCTCAACCAGAAACCCTACCAGAGCAAATGATGACCGCTGCTGGCGGTGGTGCTGCTGGCGCTATGGGCACGCTCCCAGGAATGGCAAGGCTTGCACAAACCGCTGTAACACCTACCGGCAGGGCTATGGCTGGTCAAATGGCTGCTGCGCCTGGTCAACAGATCTTAGCCGGAGCTGCTGCTCCTCCGGTTGGTGAAGCTGTCGCAGATGTTGCAGATAGCCAAACTGCCGGGATGTTGGCGTCACTTGTTGCTGGCGGTGCTATGGGCGCCCGTAGAGGCGAGCGCGAGATTGTGCCGACTGCTGAGGCGATGAAACAAGCCGCAAGCGCAGCATACGAACGAGCGAACCTTTCTGGTGTGATTATTAGCCCGCAGAGTTTGCAAAAGACGTCTAAAGAGCTATTTAAGACTGTTGATGATCTAGGTTATCTGCCTGTTGCACAACCTAAGATTGCTGCATTTTTAGATGAATTTAATGCTCAGGCTCAACAACCGCTGTCGCTAGATCGTGTTGAGAGATTGCGTCGCATTGCTAGTAACGCAGCAGCATCAACAGACCCGTCTGAGTCAAAGATGGGTGTTGCTTTAAAGTCAAAACTTGATGACTTCGTAAGTGGTATAAAAGACGAAGATTTAGTTGTATCTGCGCCCAACTTGCAGGCTTTGTTGAGACAGCTTTCTGGTGAGGCTGTTGAGCCGCAAACATCAGTACAGTATTTAAAAGAAGCACGCAATCTGTATAGCAAAGGCGCAAAAGCTCAAGAAATCGATGAGTTGATGGAAAGGGCTGCTAACAGCGCAACAAACTACAGCCAATCAGGTATTGAGAACGCTATACGAATCCAGTTTAGACAACTGGCAAAGAACAAGACTCGGATGCGAAAATTTAACGAAGAAGAGCAGGTGTTAATTAAAGACATTGTTCGTGGCGGCTCTATCGAGAACGTACTGCGTTATTTTGGCAAGTTGGCTCCTACTGGCGTAGTCTCTGGTGGCGTGTCATCTGGTGCTGGATATGCTGTTGGCGGGCCTGTTGGTGCTGTTGCTGCGCCTGCGGTTGGTTCTGTTGCACGAGAGCTTGCAGGGGCAAGAACTCAAGCTAAAGTCGACGAGTTAATTTCTCAGATTCTAATGGGGCGTCCTGTTCAACGTGGCCCAGCTACGTACTTCAGTGCGCCAGGCGCAATGCGTGGGTTGCTTACCCCTCCCGTTGAGGTTGAATAATCATGTCAAAGACCAAAATCAGTGAATTTTCCACTACCCCAGGCAACAATACCGACATCAACGGTATCAATATTGCAGAGGGTTGTGCGCCTAGCGGGATCAACAATGCCATTCGGGAGTTGATGAGTGATCTGAAAGAATGGCAATCCGGTGCAATGGATGTTTATGTCATTCCACAAGGCACTGTTGCTGCGCCTGGCATCCAACTGTACGGTGATCTTGATACTGGTCTGTATGGTTTTGCTGCTAATCAGTTGGGTGTTGCTGTAGGTGGTGCGTCCGCTGGTTATTTCTCGTCAGATGGTTGGGTTGGTAATGTTGTTGCGACAACGGTAGACCTAACGAATATCGAAGTAACCAATATCAAAGCGAAGGATGGCACTGCTGCTATCACGATTGCTGATTCGACTGGTATTGTTAGCGTGTCGACCGTTCTTGATTTGACTACGATTGAAGTAACCAACATCAAGGCTAAAGATGGTACTGCATCAGCATCTATCGCTGACTCGACTGGTGCAATAACTGTTACCAAAGACCTTACGGCAAACGGAGTAACGCTTGGCAAGGGTCTTGGATCTGTCCTGACGAATACCGCTCTAGGTAGAAGCGCCCTCGCTGCTAACACGGTCGGTGATCTGAATACAGCAGTCGGCAATCTCAGCTTGACTAGCAACACTGGTGGAACTGGGAATACTGCTGTAGGCCATGTAGCAATGACTAGTCACCAAGGCGGTTCGTTGAACACCGCTGTAGGTGCTGGCTCACTGACTGCAAACCTGAATGGCAACAACAATACTGCAATTGGTCAGAGTGCGCTTGGAACGGCTACAGGCAGCAACAATACGGCTGTTGGTAGTGCTGCCGGTTCGTTAATTACAAACGGCAACAAGAACACGATTATCGGCAATTACGACGGTAATCAAGGCGGTCTGGATATCCGTACCGCAAGTAACTACATCGTTCTTTCTGACGGTGATGGCAACCCGCGTGCTTATTGGAACGGTGCTAACGCTACGTTTGGCGGTTCACTGACTGCAACCACTATCACCGGCACTCAGGTAAACAGCGACAACCTACGTCTTGATGGCAACACATTGTCATCTACAGATACAAACGGAAACATTGTTGTTACACCCAACGGTACTGGTATTACCACGTTCAGCAATTATCTAAAAACCGGAAATCTTGAGGTTGGTCAGGTTGCACTAGGTACAAACCTAATTAAAGCCACAAATACAAACGGTGGCATTTATTTGCAAACAAATGGAACTGGACTGATCTTTGCAGACGCTGAAAGCATTATTGCTGGCAATGCAAGTGCCACAACTAAGATCACGACTAACGGTGCTAGTGATCTTGTCCTCGATACGAATGATGGTTCTAACTCCGGCAGTATTACGATTGAAGACGGTGTTAACGGCAACATCATCATTGCGCCCAACGGCACTGGTCAGGTGCAGATTACTAACGCTGCATTGGATCTGACCACCATCGAAGTAACCAACATAAAGGCAAAGGACGGTACTGCGTCTATCACCCTTGCTGACTCTACTGGAAATGTAACGGTTTCCCCTGCGTTTGCTGTAAATGGCAACACTACCCTTGGCGATGCCTCTACCGACACTGTGACGGTGAACGGGTATATGGGGATTGGGGGTGCTGGTAGTGCCGCTGCCGCAATACGTATTGATAGCAATGCTTTGAGTGGCACAAGCCAAGACAGTATTTTGGCTTATCACACAGGTACAAGTGGTGCAACGGCAAATATACGAGGTGTTGTAACATCAGTTAACACTGCCGTAGCGGCTTATACGGTTACAAATGTGGCTGGTTTCTGGGCTGCTAATGCTGGTAAAGGCTCTGGCTCCACCATCACCAACCAGCACGGCCTCTACATCGCCGACCAAACCCAAGGCACAAACAACTACGGCATCACCAGCCTTGTCTCCAGCGGCACGAACAAGTGGAACATCTACGCCAGCGGGACAGCGGCGAACTACTTTGCTGGGAATGTTGGGATTGGGAATAGCAATCCGACAGCTAGGCTTGAGGTCGTCACCTCGTCTGGGACGGCCACAGCAAAAATTTGGAGCGCAACCAACACTACTCCTATTGCTGATCTGGAATTGCAGCGTGGAACAAACGCCACTTGGGGCGCGGATGTTTATGGCGATTACAGGATTCGCAATGACGCTGGGGTGTTGCTTTTCCAATATGGCGAGAGTTCGACAACCACCGAACGCATGCGTATCGACTCCTCCGGCAACCTCGGCTTAGGGGTGACGCCGAGTGCTTGGAATAGTAATTCAAAGGCTATTGAAATAGGTGAGGCAACAGCGATTGAAGATTTTGCTGTTGGCGGTGCAAACCCATCAATTATTTTTAATAACGCTTACAGAAACACATCGAATGCTTTTATATACAAAGTGAGCGATGAAGCGTCTTATTACGGTCAATATCAGGGCGCTCATTCTTGGTACACCGCCCCATCCGGCACAGCAGGCAACGCTATCACCTTCACCGAGCGTGCCAACATCGGCACCTCCGAGATGGTGGTGAACGACCCCGGCAATGACTACGACTTCCGCGTCGAGTCTGATACCAACACTCATGCGTTGTTTGTGGAAGGCTCCTCCGGCAACGTGGGTATTGGGACGAATTCGCCTACTTCGACGTTTTCAAGAGTGTTACAGATTGACGGCGCAACAACCGCTGGATTAAGAGTAACTAGCACAACTTATACGTCTGGTTATGACTTCCTTATTGGGTCAAATGGTGAGGGGTATGTTTTTAATAGAAACAACGCTGAAATTCGCTTTGGCACAAACAACACCGAACGCGCCCGGATAACGTCGGGTGGGAATTTTCAAACATCGTCTGGTGGCAGCGTCCAAGTAGGCGGCACTGCTGCTCGCGCAACAACCGCTGGCACAAATCGCCTAGACATTTTTGATGGCACTGCTCCCGTAGGCACTCTTGCAAACGGGGTGTCGTTCTATTCAACAGCAGGCGAAGCGCGGGTAATGGACGCAGCAGGAAACGCCACGTTGCTCTCCCCACACGATACAGATACCAATGAATGGATCTTCCATTCCAAGCACACACCAACCGGCAAAGTGCTGAAGATAGATGTTGAGCGTCTGCTAAAGTTTGTCAACGACCATTTCGGTCTTGACGCTGTTCATGAATTCATCGAGGAATAAACCATGATTACTTGGACGATTCAAAACATGACCCGCGATCTTTCCAACGGGTTTGTCATTAACGTAGCCTGGGCTTGTACTGCTCAGCAAGACTCAGCCTCTGCTTTCTACGGTGGCACGACAACGTATGTCAGCAACCCGGACGAACCCGGTTTCATTCCTTACGACAACCTGACAGAAGAGATCGTTTTGGGTTGGGTGTATGACGCGCTAGGCGACCAGAAAGCCGAGATTGAAGCCAATCTAACGGCTAAGGTTGAGAAGCAACTGAATCCTGTAACCGCTAATGGATTGCCCTGGAGTGCATGATGGAACTCGAAGCCCGTTTTTCTGCTCACGAAGAAGTTTGCGCTGTTCGATATGAAGGGATCAACGCACGACTGAAACGGTTAGAGACTATTCTGCTAGGGTCTGCTGGCGCTATCATCCTGCTGTTGCTGGGGCTTGTTCTAAAGGTGTGAAATGATTGAAGTCGCTGTCGCATTGGCCACTGCTCAGGCGGCAGTCGAGGGCATTAAAAAGGCCATATCAATTGGCAAAGAGGCGCATGAATGTCTGGGCGAGTTCATGCAGCTCTTTGACACGCAGGAACAACTCAACCGCGCATCTAACGAAGAACGCAAGGCTAAGTCAGACAAGCCTCAACAGTCTGTAATGTCAGAGGCTCTCGAAACGGTTATCGCTGCTCGCAAAGTCCAGCAGATGACGAATGAGCTTCGAGAGTTTCTAATCTGGTCTGGTCAGGGTGATGTATGGGATCAGATCCAGTCTGAACACAACGCTATCGTCCAGCGTAGACGCGCAGCAGAGTTGGCTGCTCAACGCGAGGCTGAAAGGCGAGAGAAGCAAAAGCGCGAACGTGCATTGATTGCGATGGTCATAGGTACTGGCGGCATCATTCTTTACCATCTGGTCAACTACATCATCGAGGCATGGCCGAATGGAAAGTAAACCAGAAAATGATGAAGATGAAAGCGTGCAGGATGCTGGAGCATTAGCAGTCATCCTTGCAATCTGTATGGCTGTCATTGTGTGGATGCTGTATCTCCTGGGGCAATAACATGAAAGACTTAACCGCAGAACAAATAGAAGTCAGGGTATGGGCGATCATTGCTCTATCGCTCACGTTTATTCTTGTTGTTTCTGTCGTGTCGATCATCCTCGGTGTGCTATTTGTAGAGCACGACATGGAGAACATCAGCCCTATCGATGAGAAATTTCTATCGATTTTGAAAGATGTCATGATGTTGTCTATTGGTGCCGTCGGTGGTATTGCTGGTCGCCAGGGTGCTAAAGCTGCGGCAACATTTCTAAGGAACATTTCTAAGGAGTAAGGACGATGATTCCACTCGGGCCTCTGCTTGAAGTTGGTAGCAAGATCCTTGACCGTGTGTTGCCTGACCAAGCAGCAGCAGACAAGGCTAAGGCTGAGCTTGCAAAACTCCATCAGGACGGTGAGTTAGCCAAGATTGCGCAGCAGACCAAACTGTTTGAACTCAACGTCGAGAACACAAAGTCTGCTAGAGAGATGCAGGTTGCAACCAGAAGCAAGATCCCCGCACTGCTTTCAATCGTGACTGTCGCCGGGTTCTTTGGCCTGCTGGTTGGGTCTGCGCTTGGGTATATGCAACTAACTGGCAGTGACGTAATGATGCTCCTGCTTGGCGTACTAGCGCGAGAAACAGCCAGTGTCTACAACTTTTGGTTGGGCTCATCAAACAGCAGCCAGCAAAAGGATCTAATAAAAAAGTGAAGGTCTGCACTGTTTGCAAGATTGCGAAACCGCTGTCTTTATTTAGCCCGGATCAGCGACGGTTTTCTGGCGTTCAAAGTAGATGCAAGTCTTGCTACGCAATTATCATGCGAAACAGACGCGCAGCAGATCCTATGCAGCATCGTGAAACAGTAAAGCGCAGCACGCTCAAGCACTATCAGGCAAAATTAGCTCGAAATCAGGAATATCGGAAAAACAATCCTGATAAGGTGTCTATTTGGAAGAAAACAGATAGGGCTAGAAACAAAGCAAGAGTGTTGGCAGATAACGCGAACCGACGATCATTAATCCGAGGCAAGATTTCTGCAGATGTTGTGGCTGTGTATTGCTTGCGTGACTTCTACCGCAGCATGTCTCTTGGAGAAGAGTTTCACGTTGATCATATTATCCCTCTTAGCCGAGGTGGTGAGCACCGTGCTGACAATCTTCAAGTGATTCCAGCAATTGACAATTTACGCAAAGGTAACAAATGAACAAGAACTGGGACTTTGCTTTCAAGAAGATGATCGCTCACGAAGGCGGTTTCACTGATGACGAGCGTGATCCTGGCAATCAACTACCAGACGGTCGTAAGGGCTGTACCAACCTGGGAGTCACGCAAAAGTCGTGGGAGGGTCATTTAGGTCGGCAGGTCACGCACGACGAAATGAAAGCTCTCACTCCAGAACTTGTAAACGGTTTTTATAAGCATAGATACTGGGATGCTGTTAAGGCTGACGATCTGCCTGCTGGTGTCGACTATGTAGTGTTTGATACATGCGTTAACAGTGGGCCTGGGAGGGCCGCAAAGCTCCTACAAGAGGCTGTCGGTGCTAATCCTGATGGGGCTATAGGTCGGATGACATTGCAGGCTGTAGCGGCTCAACCTGTAGACCAGTTGATAAAAGACTTGTGTGCGCGTCGTCTAGCGTATATGAAGTCCCTCCCGGCCTGGGCAACGTATGGCCGTGGCTGGGAGAGACGGGTTGTCGAAACAGAGCAAGCTGCTCTATCGCTCGTTTAATCGGTCTGCAACAAGTTGAGCATACCCTGCAATATCGAGCCATGAATCCGCGTAGTTCGGATCACCATTGACGATTCTTGCAATCTTGTGGGCAATCATCTCAAGTGCTTCACGTTGATCCGGCATCAACTCCATGTCTGATCTGCTCTTAAATATGATGTGCTTTAACGCTTGAGATATTGCTGCATGACCGATGAGCGAGCCGTATCGCTTGCCCCGCTCGTCTAGGATGGCGGATACATCAGAAGGGGATGTCATTCTTATCATCCCTTGGCCTCGGTTCCATCAAACTAGCCCATCCATCCCAATTGACCGGGATCGTGTCGATCTTTAGGGCCAGCTTTCCACTCTTGGTTTCCATTACCGTACCGATCTTTGCCCACCGGGTCTTTTCCTGACCGTCTTTCTGGTACGTGCCGATTGCTGCTGAGAGTTCATACTTAACCATCACTGCTCCAGTTTGTTGATTGCTGTTTGTACGTCTACTAAGAATGCTTTGATTTTTGTTTCGAGTGCGTCTATCTCCTTCTGATCTGGTTCAAATCTAACCACAAACAACTGTAGCTTTTCTGGCAGGCGTGGGTCGAACGACACAAAGTCAACCCATTTCCGTCCTGTGCAGGCAAGCTGCGCCAACATCTGCGGCTTGTGTTTTGTCGGGACTACACCTTCTAGCCTCCAATCAAGATGTGTCGAAGTGTTGGGGCACTTGATCTCGATGAGGCCATCTTTCACAAACCCATCGGGTGAAGCTCCGAACCACTCGATTGACGGGTGCTTGATAAACCCGACTTCCTCCACCCAGTCATGTGTTGTTTGATACGCCACACGAGCGAGCGGTTCAGTCTCCGTACCCCACTGCATAGCAGCATTGGTGAACGACTCTTGTTGTTGCCCGGTAAGTCTTTCAGCTACCAGTTGAACCAGATAGTTGCGCCTGGTGGCTGTATCTTTCCCGGCGATAGCGTCACTTACCCTGCTTGCTGTTACGTGGCCTAGACGCTGCTGGAACCATTGGCTTGTACGCTGAGACGAATCCAGCGTAGGGGACTGGATGAGCTGGTTGGTTGTAGAAGCGACGTTTGTGAAGTTCATATTCTTTCCAAAACAGGTGTGGGAAGTTTCGTTTTACGTCACTGATTGCTTTTTCCAACTCTGGATTCGGGCGGTCGTACTGCTTTGTTGGCCTTACTTTCTTCAACTGCTCGAACATGGTCAATTCCTTTCTGTGTGATTTTCCAGACACGTTGCGCTCGGTGTGAGCCTTTGCGATACCCGTCAATTTCTACCAGTTTGTTTCTGAGAAGCCATGCAGCGCGTGGCGTGATTGACTGATACAGAATGTGAGGTAGTTTCTCTGATACCTCATAAGCGTTCATCGGGCCTGCCATCAACTCTTTCAGAATCATCAGGTGAATCTGTTTCGGTCGCTCGATCTTTACCGGTTCACGACTGGTACTCGGATCGTCTCTACGAAATGGCCAGGGGTGATTGAACATTACTTAACCTCCATCAGTTTTGCTTTCATTGCGTCTTTCATGGCTTCGATCTGGTCGTTTGCGCCGTGGGCCTGAAATGCGGCCTTGTAAGCGGTTTTCAGCGCATCCATGCTAGTAGATGCCTCCATTGCTGCTAACGAGGCTTGTAGGCTGATCTGAGGCTTTCTAGCGGCATTGCCATCGTCATCTTCAGCCGCCACTCCAGTAGTCGACATGAGCGAGTACCTTCTGGCATAGGTAAGAGCCGATCCGTAGCCTTGGGCGTCTTGTTTGCTGGCAGGTACGTGGAGCTTTCCACCGCTGATCTGCTCGCCTGACTCGTGTATCAAGATCGTCTCAACGATTACACCAGTCTCACACTCGTGTGTGCGCTGCATTAGTGCGATACCGTTGGCGTTAAGTCCATCAATCACTGCCTCTACACAAGCCGCCAGGTCTGCGTAGCGCGACTTAAAGTGCGGGTTTGTTGACGATTTGAGTGCTGGGCCGAATGCTTTCTGCGCTTTCACCAACGCTGCTGAAATCTTGTCCATTCTTAAAACCTTTCCATTTCTGTTGATAACTCTGTTGTTCGGAGGGTGGCACCCAGCCATGCCGCCTCCATGTTTCCATCACGTTTGTTGCTGCTGCTGGAATCCAAACGAAATCCGGGTTCAAAATAGATCCCACAAGAAACTCCCGATAGTTGACTCGCTACCAACCGACATGTCTACTAGGGTTATCCCTAACATCACGCCAAGAATTACAAGCATTACGTATTTCATTTGTAGGCTACCTCGCTCCAGAATTTGTACTCATCGAGCAGCATCGGCAGGATCTCGTCACGCAGGTCAAACGTCTTGCCTGCAAGCACAGACCTGAAGGCTCGGTCGTACAACTCGATTGCTTCATCAGATCCACCGCAGACAACATCAAAAATTGAGTGGATGGTTTCGATGTCTGTTAACCGCAGCCAGGTGCGTACTTCGTACTCCTGACGTTCTTGCTCGCGGTCTTGCTGCTCCCAACCGCACAGTTGTTCTTCGCTTACGTCTTCTGCAATCCAGTGCAGGTCGATTCCAAAGTCGCTCATGTTGTCCTCGGTTGTTGTTTTACAAAGGGATGCCAAGTTCTGAACCATTGATGGGTTTGTTGAGTCGGTCAAAAGCAGGGAGATCTTCTGGCCATTGCAGCGCCCTCTCTAACCATTCCAATGCTTCTTTGGGCAGTGGGACTATTACTGTTTTGGTGTCATGTTCGTCCATTTTGTTCTCCTGGTGTTGTGTTTGTTTATTTTTGAAATGAAATCCAAGAATCGCATTCGTTTTTGGTGCCAATGCACTTGAAGTCGATTGCAGGGGATACGCAATTGATTGGAATCGTGATGTAAGAGTCATTAAAAACGCTCCAGATAACGACATGATTAGCGAGACTGTTGTCAATTCTTTGGTTCATTTGTGTTGCTCCATGTGATTGTTGACAACTCAAACTCTACTCTCCTGCAAAAGTAATGCAACGAAAATATATTTATAGCAGACTGACAACCTATAGACAAAATCTATAGACGTTGTGTCAAGGCTGTGTATACTATGCCGAGGAGGTATCTATGACACCAGAACAGGCTCTTAAACTCGCAGCAGCAATGATGGGCGGCACTCAGCAACTGTGCGACAAGCTCAACGTATCTCGGCAGGCAATGTACGGGTGGAAGAAGCAGATCCCACTTAAGAGGGCATTGCAGATCGAGGACGTAACAGGCATCCCATTTACTAAACTGAGGCCAGACTATGCCGATCAGTCTCACCCCGAAAAGCAAAGCTCTGCTAGTTGAGCAGGGCTATCAAGTGGCCCTTGTTGAGCACTACAACGCTTTCACTAAGCGAAAGCACGATCTCTGGGGCTGTATCGACCTGCTGGCAATCGGCAACGGCGAGACGGTAGCTGTACAGGTCACTTCTAAAGACAACCTTTCGTCTCGCAGGCACAAGATCGAGGAGGCAGATGCCTACCCTGAGATGCTTCGTTCAGGCTGGCGCATTGTCTTGCATGGCTGGTACAAAGATGGCAACCGCTGGAAGGTGAAAGAGGTGGAACTATGATATTTGAGATCAAATCAGAAGCCCACCGTAAGACCGCTTTAGAAGCCCTCAGAGCCGCGAAAATAGGCTGGGTTGTACGGATAGAGCCAGCCAACAGAACAAACGCCCAGAACGCGTTTTATTGGGCCTTGCTGCAATCTATCAGCGAACAGGTGATGCCGGGTGGAAAGTCTCACTCTCGTGATACATGGCATATCTACTTCAAGACGCTGTTTCTACCGGGCC